TCCGCCTGACGGGAAGAGCGCAGCCATTGTTGGCTGCAAGGAGAAGTGAAGTGAGCAACGACAAGAAGATCACCGCCCCACCGCCCCTGCCGGCAACGCTTGCCGAGTGGGACGCCGTCCGCGACGTCAAGTCGTCGTTGACGCTCAACGACCGCGTCGAGACGCAGCATCGCTATTTGTCATCGACGGACTCGGAATATCCGAAATATCTCTGGGCGGTCTTCGACGAACAGGCAGTCGAGGGGTCGCTGACCGACGACGATCACGAGGCGGCACGCCGTATCCGCGACCTGTCGCTGACCAAGGAGCACGCCGACCCGGTGATCGCTGGCGAGAAGATCGCCTCGATCAAGAAGTCCCTGCGCATCGTCCTGCGTCGTTACCACCAGGGCCGCAAGGAACGCAAGAACATGGTCGGCGGGCAGATCGTCCCCGACGACGACAACAGCAACGACTAGGCGAAACCCGGTCCGGAGGATGGTTCCTCCGGGCCACTTCCCTGGAGAAAAAGTATGACCGCAGTGACCAAAAATTCGATGCTGGGTATCCTCGCCGACCAGATCAAGGACGACCTAAGCCGGCGCGAGAGCGTTCGCGAGCAGTGGGTTGCCGCCACCCTCGATCTCTGCAAGCACCTTGTCGAGGCCAAGGAGCAGTTCAAGGCGACCAAGCAATTTAGCGAGTGGCTGGCCGCCAACAATCTCGGCGACGACGTTCTCGGCCATCAGGATCGCGCGGCGGCGATCGCGATGGGTGAGGATCTCAAGCTCGCCGGGAAAGTTCTCGCTGCCACGGAGCGGCGTTCGCTGCAACTCATCTACACCAAGGAATTTCGAGTTACTAACGCTAGTAAGTCAGCCAAGCCGCCCAAACAGAAAACCCCGCCGCGTGTCCCGCCCGAGACTGAGGCGGTCATCGTCGATGTCGTCTTCAACAAAGGAGGAACTCGCGACGAGGCCGAGGCGGCGGCGGGGGTGTCCTCGACGGTTGTTCGTCGTGTCGTCGCGGCCGAAGAAGCCCGCCGGAAGGTCATCGATACCGATCCGACGCTCGATCCGGCAGCCTTCCTGTCGCTGTCCGGTCAGCAGAAGCTGGCGGCCTTCGAACGCCGGCTGATGCGGCAGAACGACGCCAAGGTCGATGCTCTGGTGCGGGTCCAGGTGCGTAAGTACTTGGACGAGATATTCCTGCCCGTGCACCAAAAGAAACTAGCCCAGGCCGAGCGTGTCATCCAGTCGCGCAAACACTTGATGAGCAAGGCCGACTTCAATCTTGTCCGCGCCTGCCTGCACCCGGACAATTCCGCCGGCAAGGAACGGCGCGACCGCGCTTTCGACATCTTCAACAAGCTGGAGGACCTGCTGATCGGGGAGAAGGAATTGCCGCTGGTCGGCGGTGCGCCGCCCTTGCCTAGCTCGTTGGCCGAGTGGGACAGGATGCGGGCTGAAACCACGGCGGCGAGAGCGGCCAAGCGTGCGAGGCCGCGGTGAGCACGCGGGGGCTGACGTTTCTGATCTTCGGCGCCTGGCTGGCGGCGGTGATGCTCCTGATCGTCGGGATCATGGGCATCGCCACCCGGCCGGCCCATTCCGCCGACATGAACGACTGCAAAGTTTTTGCGACTCGTGGCTCGGCGGCGGCGCTCAAAGCTTTGCTTGGTTTTCCTTTCATCGATGTGGCGGCGGGGAAGTTCCTCTTCAGGAAGGCTTACAGTTTTTGCCTGAACGCCGACGAGACGCCAGAGATGACGTTCACGGCGGAGGAGCAGCCGATCGTCGACGGCAAGATCACGCTGCCGCCGATGAAGCCCGAAGGGGTGGTTCCGGCCACCGATCCGGCCGACCCGGTGCCGGTCGTCGAGCCAACCAGGCCGAAGCCGAAGGGCCAGGCGCTGTGCATCAAGCATGGCAAGCGCACCGTCTACAAAGGCCGCCACTGGAGATGCGTGAAGTGACCCTTGGTGTCAGCGGCGACAAAGCCCACGCCCATGCGCAGCGCGGCGACGACCTCTACGAGACCCCGGCGGTGGCGGTCGAGGCGCTGCTTAAGGTCGAGAAGCTGCCCTGGATAATCTGGGAGCCGGCGTGCGGTCCCGGCGCGATCGTCAGGGTGCTGCGGTCGCACGGGCACGACGTTCTCGCCACCGATCTCGTCGACTATGGAACGCCGGACCAGGACGACCATGGTTGGGATTTCCTGGCACAGACAGGTCGTTCGGAACACGAGGAAGCAATCGTCACCAATCCGCCCTACCGGATGGCCGGAAAGTTCGTCGCGCACGCCATCGAGCTGTGCCCGCTGGTCATCGTCCTCGCCCGCCTCGCCTTCTATGAGTCGACGGGCCGCGAGGCGATCCTCGCCCGTTGCTCGCGCATCCACGTCTTCGCCAACCGGCTGCCGATGATGCATCGGGCTGGCTGGACGGGACCGAAGAGCACCTCCGGCGTCGCCTTCGCCTGGTTTGTCTGGGACGACAGACACCAAGGACCAACCACCATTGACCGCATCACATGGGAGTAGAGAGATGAGTCTGACTAACGACGAGACCGAGCGTGCCCGCGATTTCTGGGCCAAGACCAATAACTCGAAAGCGGCCGCCGATGGTGTTGGCGAGTCCTATGCCAAGTCGATGCAAGCGGTTGTCGACGCTCCCGTGCCCGACGATTCTGTCGATCATCCGCCGCACTACACCCGGCATCCTTCCGGCGTCGAATGCATCCAGATCACCGAGAGCATGAACTTCTGCCTTGGCAACGCGATCAAATATATCTGGCGGGCCGACCTCAAAGGCGGCGTCGAAGACCTCAAGAAGGCAAAATGGTATCTCCAGAGGGAGATCGATCGGCTGGAGGGGCTGATATGAGCATGAGGTGTTTCACTGTCTATCGCCACACCGTGCCGGATGCGACCCACAACGCCGACCAGAAAAACCCGCCTGACGAAGTGCAATTCGAGGGCGTCGTCTTCTCCGACGGCAGGGTCGCCGTCCGTTGGCTGACGGCCAAGCGTTCAACCTCTGTGTGGGACAAACTCGATGATCTTCTCGCTATTCATGGCCACCCCGAATACGGCTCCGTCTGGGAGTGGTTCGCGCTGGTGCCTCGGGACGAAGCAGGTGGTTTTGAAGGGGATCAGGAACAAGATGCCTAACCCGATGGAAGTCCTCAACCGGATCAAGGTCACCGCCAAGGACTTGACGCCCGAAGAGGAGATCGTGGTGAAAGCCGCGATCGAGGAAGCCATGTTGAAGGTTGACGACGCCTTGCGCGTCGTCCTCGCCATGATCGACGAAATCGAAGTTCGCAAAGCAGCAGCACAGGAAGCAAAGGACAAAGCCAATGCCCATTAAGATCGAGATCGCCGGCGAGCACATGGGCGACATCGACCTCGCCTTGAACGCTCTCAATCGCCCCGATCCCCGCACCATGTTGATCGACGACTTGCTGGCGATCGTCAAGGCCCGTTTCGCGATGACGGGCTTCGCTGTGACGATATCGGAATTGCCGATGTCACCCGAGAACAAGCCGACGCCGGCAGAGGCCGAGGCGATCGTCGAGGAGATCGAGGAAGCGCTCGCCGAGCCGACGCCCAAGCGCAAGCGGGGTCGGCCAGCGAAAGTCGAGCCGGAGGAAGAGTCTTCCAACGTCGTCGAGATGACGCAGCCGTCGAAGCCCGACGAGGACCAGAGCTATGTCCTTGACGAACTCAGCAAGCGTTTCGCCGACCCCAAGCAGAAGAACAAGACGAAGGCGTTCATCGACAGGGTCGCCGGTCGTCATGGCGGCGTCCGCCTGAGCCGTCTCGAAGCGAAGCTGTTCCCGGCAATCAAGCAGGAGATGGAGGCTTACTTCGCCGGCGGCGGCAACGGCCATGCCGCGTAGCCACCTCGACCATTGCCACTACTGCGGGCGGGACGTCGAAGCGCCGCAGCGCCTCGACGCCCGCGGCATCTTCCTGACTTATGCCTGCGACGCCTGCTGGCGAAACGAGCGGCGGAGCTATCGCCCGGAGGTCCTCACCGATCCGCAATACGCCGCCGATGATCTGGGGGAAGATTATGACTGACGATCGCCATTGGTCGCAGGACAAGCTCGGCCTGGCCGAGGAGATGTGGAAGCAGGGGTATAAAGCTGCGTTCATCGGCTTGTACTGCGACACCACCCGCAACGCCGTCATCGGCATGGCCCACCGCCGGCGTTGGGTGCGCGACGTCGAGCCGGTGCAGAAACGGGTCCTGCCAAAGAAGGTCTACAAGCCGCTGGTGGCGAAGCCGAGGGGCGAGCGGGCCGTGCCGCCGCGTCGGGTGGGCAAAATCTCCGTCATGGAATTGGAAGTGTGGCATTGCCGGTGGCCGGTGTCCGGCACCGGGGCTGGGACGTTGTTTTGTGGGCTGAAACCCGAGGACAGCCACGTTTACTGTGAAGAGCACACCAAGCTCGGCACCGGGCAGAAATATGCTCCGCGCATCAGCGAGAAGGTCGTCGAGGGGCGGCTGCCGTGAGCTACGCCGCCGACTATGGCGCGCGCTGGCGGGCCACGCACCGGGAAGAAGCCCGTGAATATGCCCGACGGTACGCCGAGGAGAACCGGGGCGTGGTGAACGACAAGGCCCGCCGCTATCGGCAGAGGAACCGCGTGGCCATCAAGGTCGCCCGCGATCTCAGCGTACCGATCGCCGAAGCCCGCCGGCTGCTGGGTGGCACAGGCGTTGCACATGAGGCGGTATGATCCGCTATTCAGCGTATCTACGGCCCCGCGAAAATTATTTTGGAGACTTGAGATGGCTGCCCACGCCGACGCCTCGCCCTCTTCTTCGTCGATCTGGATCAACTGCCCGGCGTCGGTGACCAAGGCGCGGGGCCGCAGGCGTCTCCCCACCATCTACACGGCTGAAGGCTCCGCCGCCCACGAGGTCGCCGATCTTCTCATTCATGGGCTGATCCCGCCCGACGAGATCGTGGTGGACGGCATGACTTTCGAGGTCGACGACGACATGGTCGACGCCGTCGAGCGTTACGTCGAGTACGTCGAGAAGCTCAAGGCCAACTCCGACGTCTTCAGGACCGAGACGCAAGTCGCCGTGACGCTGCCGGGCAGCGAGAAGCTCTACGGCACCGCCGATGTCATCGCCTATAATCGCGGGACCGAGAACCTCGAAGTCGTCGATCTCAAGTACGGCAAGGGTGTCGCGGTCTCGGTGGTGGGCAACCCGCAGCTTCGCATCTACGCCTTGGGGGCGTTGGATAGCTTGGGGGCTGCCTATCCGGTCGAGACGGTGCAGATGACCGTCATCCAGCCGCGCACGGAGAGCACGCCCGGCAGCAACACCGAGACGCTCGCCGTCCACGAGCTTCGCGACTGGAAGAACAAGATATTGCTGCCGGCGGTCTCTCTGATCGACGATGACGACCAGACCGAGGTCACCGGCAGCCATTGCCGCTGGTGTGTCCGTGCCGGCGAGTGCCGGAGCTTGGCGGCAACACGCTTGTCGGATGCTCGCGCCGTGTTCGCGCCGGTGGCGGACCCACCGTTGCCGACGGCGCTCACCGACGACGAACTGGCGGTCATCCTCGACCACGCCGGGCAGATCGAGGCCTGGCTCGAGAGGGTCCGCGCCGAGGCCAGCCAGCGCATCGACCATGGACGAGCCGTCCCCGGCTGGAAGCTGGTGGCGAAGCGGGCGATGGAGAAGTGGATCGATGCCGACGAGGCGTTGGTCGAGGTGAACAACTTGTTCCCGCATGTCGACGGCTTGCTCAAGCTCCGCACGCCGGCGCAAGTCAAGAAAACCCTGAAGGCAGCGAAGGAAGACCCCGACGTCATCGTGGCTTACACGACGAAAAAGAGTTCCGGCACGACGCTGGCTCGCGACGACGACAGCCGGGAAGCGGTCGGCACCGATGCGAAATCAGTATTCCAGCAGCTCACCGATAGTCTTGCCATCACGGAGAAACGTCCATAAGGTCATCCCGGTAAGAACTCTAAACCTAGCTAAACCCAGCAAAAGGAACTTAAGTCATGGCTGCACAAGCCCTCGTTACCCCCTACGCCATCCTCAGTTTTCCCCAGCTCTTCACCCCGAAGCCGCGTGCCGAGCAAGGCCCGCCGGTGTTCTCGTGCGCGCTTTTGTTCAGCGAAGAGGTGCAGAAGGGGAAGGAGTACCGGCTGATGGAGAAGGCGGTGAAGAGTCTCGCCGCGTCGAAATTCCCCGGCGTGCCGATGGAGAAGATCCTGCTGCCGTTCCGCGACGCCGGTGAGAAGCAATACGCTGGCTACGAGGAGGGGATGACGTTTATCAATCCATGGTCGACGTTCAAGCCACAGGTGGTCGACGGCCGCTTGCAGGAGGTTCTCGATCCCGCCGAGGTCTGGGCGGGGCAGACGGTGTGCGCCTACGTCACGCCGTTCACCTGGACGAACTC